TTAATTGGTTCACAGACACCCAATACCCAGTCACAACCTGAATCAGATAAAAGCTGATTAATCACATAAGAAAAAGACCTATTTTTAGGTCTTATATCTTTAATGATAAAATTATCCAGTTCATCGACGGCAAAATTTATCGCTTCAAATGAAAGTAAATCATCTTCATCTTTTGCGGTTAAAATTCGATATAAAGAAAACTCTTGTTCTTTCGTATCATTGACTGCAATATAGCTGGCAGCTTTAATTATTTCATCAAAAGGTAAAGAAACTGAAAGTGTATCATTCATTAATTCAGAAGCATTTGTTGTGATTTCTTTTGTTTGAACACATTCTATAAACTCATTGGAATCATAACTTTTGATGACTTGTTGCATCTTATCTAAAAATAAGATATTACTCACTAAAGTACCACCTTTCTATATCGAATTGTTAATTCATAGTTTGAACTTGAATAATCCGTTCCAGTTGTCAATCTGATATTTCTAAAATCAGAATCAAGGTCTAAGAGGTTATTGTTTACTTTTCCATTAAGAAACGTATTGCCTGATTGGAAATCAAATTCCAATAGGTCGCCTTTTTTAGCCTGTGATGATTTCAAGCGATAAACTCCGTCAGTTGCAAGCAGTCCCTCTGTCAGTAACTTAAATGACAACTTATCCGGTTTCACTGGATAAGGTAAAATTTCAACTACCTTATTTTTTACACTTTGAGTTTTTCCATGTTTTAATGGATCACTACAAAGCACAGTAAAGCTTGAAATGATTGAATTAGTATCTCCTGCCACAATGTCTGCAGTTTGGAAACGCCCATAAAAGGTATACTCCAAATCATCATGAAAAATAATAGGGACATCTTCTTGACGAATCAAGAACGCCTTTAAGGTATCAAACTTTTCTTGTAAAGCTCGAGGGTCCCTATCCTCAAGCTTATATTTTATCGTCAACTCTCGAGAAGGATATTTAACATTGGTTATCACTCCTCCCACTTGCATTTCTTGTGATTCAAAGTTGAGAGAATACATCTCTCGTCCCTCAACCGTCAAAGTCTGATAACCTTCTATGAGTTCTTCTAACCAAGTCCCATCATAACTCATGGCACTGGTTGGAATAAAAGGAAGATTGCGATAATGCTTCCGTTTTGTCGTATCTCTAAACTTGTACACTTCTACCTCCTAAAATTCCATATTTAAGTTAATTGCTTGACCTTGTGCATTGGAAATGTCATCCACAAAGGCTTTAAAGCTTTGGTTACCAAGCTTCACATTGAATAAAGCTGGCTGTTTGCCCTGGTTAAGGTTCACATCATGAGAAACTTGACTACTGATTGAGCGATTAGCAGCCGCAACGTTTGCCCCAATATCCACAGAATAGTCAGAATTAATTGCGTTGGCAATCATGTCCCCCATTCCCGAAACATTAGATTGGACATCACGGAAACCACCAGTTAAACCAGAATTCAAACCATTCATAATGGCATTACCAGCGGGAGTTAAAAGTTTTCTATCCACGGATTGGTCCTTTATGCTCACGAATCCAATCGCCAATTCCACTGATAAATTTCATTCCGTCCTTCCACTTTTGTTTGAGCCCTTTGACGAAACCATCAATGATAGCTTTACCAATATCTAGCAAGTTGATATTTTTTAGATTGTTAAAAATTGTTTTTACGTTATCAATCAGATCACTAACGCTCTGCTTTAAACCGTCCCAAATTCCTTTGAGGCCTTCAACCATGCCATTCCACAAATCAATGGTGCCTTGTTTAAGATTTTCCCAACCTTGTTTCACACCATTTACAATAGCATTGGCAGAATCAATAACCCACTGTTTAAATGATGCCCAAGTATCCTTGACCCATTGAACAGTTGCGTTCCATAAATCAATAGTTCCTTGCTTGAATGAATTCCAACCATTGACAATTCCGTCAACAATAGATTTGGCCATATTAATGACCCATGTTGTGAAAGCACTCCAAAGGCTTTGGATTGTATTTATAACAGTTGTCCAGATATTAGAAACGGTTTGTCCCCAGGCAGTAAAATAACCAACAACAATCTGAACATAAGTATTTACTAACGTTTGGATATTAGTAAATAATGTTTGCCAGAGCATTGCAAAATCTTCTTTGAATTGATTAAAGTCCCCAGTGATTAAATCAATGAGTAACAAAACAGGACCCATAACAACTGTTTTGATAATCTCCCAAGCGGAACTAAAGATTGTTTGGACTTGTCCCCATAACCCGCTAAAGAAATCAAGCATAGGCTGGAATATTGTTTTGATTGTCTCAACAAATGGTGAAAGGGTTGTTGTTACACTCTCCCAAGCACTGGATAAACCGCTTGTCGTTCCTTTCCAAAGGTTAGAGAACCATTCCTTGATACCACTCCAAGCATTCTTAACACTATCAACGGCATCTTTAGCACCTTGGATTGTTCCATCCCAAAGTCCTTTGGCACCGTTTTTGATATTGTTCCAGGTATCAGAAAACCATTTGACAGCGTTGTTCCAAGCTTTAGTAATGTTATTCCAAACGTCTTTAGAAATTTTTACTAGGGATTGCCAAGCAGAACCCATGAATTTTACAAAATTCGACCATATTTGTTGACCTGCTTTTGTTTGCGTAAAGAAATAGACTAAGCCAGCTACAACGGCAGCGATTGCAATTACTATAAGCATGATTGGATTAGCATCCATAACTGCATTAAAAGCTACTTGAACTCCAGTAGCTATCTTAGTAACGGTATTCCATGCAGTAATTGCGCCTTTCCATAGTTTATATGCTGCTACCCCAGCTGTTATTCCAGCTATTAATGGGCCAATCCAGTCTTTGTTTTGATTAATAAAATTAAAAAGAGTTTTAAATGTTGTGACTATCGGCGGAATCGCAGTAGCTACAATCTGATTAAATACCGCAAAACCTTTGATAATCGCTTGCTTACCTTCATCAAAAAGTGTAGAAATACCATTTTTTAACCCTGCATCTTTCAAAGCGTTGTTAATTGTTTCTACTGTATTGGCCATGCCATTTACTACGGCATTACGCATATTAGTGAATGATGTACCAATCCCACCAGATGCCGTTCTCGCAGTTTGCGCAAATCCATTCGCACTAGTGTCTAACTCTACAAAACGCTTGTTAAGTTGTTCCATGGTAATATCGCCGGATTTTAATTTTTTATATAAATCTCGTTCAGCGCTTTTACCTGTAATCCCAAAGGACTTAGCAACTTGTGTCAAGGCATACGGCATTGTTTCTTGTAAAGTTTTCCAACTTTGCAAGTCAACCGAACCACTTGACAACATTTGGCTATATTGTTCAACCCCACGGCTGGCATCTACAGCACTTGCACCAGAAGCAAGGAAAGCATCATTCAAAGCCGTTGCAGTTTCAGCACCTTTAGTGGCGCTTTTCTCTAAAATTGCAAAACTTTGAGCACTTTTGGTTAAATCTTGAAGTGAAGTAGGCAAGCCATCAACACCTTTTTTCAAGATAGTAACAGATTTAGAAACGTCATCAGTAGAATAACCCATTTGAGCCATAACTTTCGGATAGGCATTCAAGGTATCAAAACGATTAATCGCACCATCCAATGAACTTTTAACTACTCCAATTGCAGTATCAAAAACTTTAAAAACCCCAACGCCCTTGGCAATGTCTAGAATAGAAGTATTTGTATTTTGTGTGTTCTTGTCCAATGTTCCCATTGAGCCATCAGCACTCTTCATGGTTGATATAAAATTCTTATCAACCGCACTCAGAATAGCTTCAACACTATAAGTTTCCATATTTCCTCCTTTCCTACTTATTTGCCTTTTTCATCAGGTTAATTAATTTGCTGTCCTGGTTAAACTTACTATCCGAGTTTTTAATCCCAAGAATTTCATTCTCAAATTTTCTCTTATCAAAGAACTTCTTGAATGTTGGGTAAACCGGAACTTGTTTTTTACCTTGTTGCTTGGTTGCTTGAACTTGCCAATTCTCCCACGCTTGCTGGTAAATTAATTCTTGTTCATCTAACTTTTTCAACCTGTAAGCCTTAAAACGTAACTCATATTCTGAAATAGTCATCCGTTCTATGTCTTTCAAGTCAGTCATTCCAAGATAACGTAAGCAATTAATCTGAACTTCTTCATAAAGGGAATCGAAATCAATGATTATTGATTTTGTGTCATTCTCTTCTCGAATTCTTCCGTCTTTTTCTTTGTAAATACCGACTTTTTTAACTCGTCAAGAACTGAATCAAAGAGAGAGTCACTACCATCAGTTTCAATAAGTTCAACAATCGCTTTTTCAGAGACCCGAGGTGTTTCAGTTCCATTTGCCAAGAGCAGCATTTCAACCAAGGTCTCAATGTCTCCACCAAAGAAATTAATCAAAGCATTATCCAATCCAGCTTTTAGCTGCATTCCTTGTTCTATAACCTTGTATTTTTTGTTCAATTCCTTAATGAATCGGTAACCAAAAGTAAAAGTGTATAGTTTGTCATTAATTGTTAATTCCATTTTGAATTCTCCTTAAAAAAATAAAAGAGAGACTCAGCTCTCTTTTAACTCGTTGTTTATAATTCAGCGTCCCCTACGGTCGCTTGACCGACTACGGGGCCATTAGGGTGTAGTCTCTTTTACTGTATCTTTGAAGACATACTGGACAACATCTGCTTGATCATCAGTAAGTGTGGCATAGCCTTTTTGAGGTTTTCCAAACACTCCCAATTCCAAGCTCAATTCAAGTGCATCCTCTGAATTAGGCTCATAAGAGAAACTGGTGAGATAAGCACGAAGATATTTCGCTTTGTACTTGTCCTTGTTTTCATCCGTACCCTTTTCAGCTTTATCAATTTCCCAAACTTCAAGAATAGAGCCATCATCAAACGCTTCGTCCATTTCGTCAAGATGTGGGTCACCATTTGCTGCAATAGATGTGGCAGACAAACTATATTCCACTTCCGCAAGAGCACCAATTGGCCCATCTTTCGTCGGTGTCGTGTTGTAGTCACGAGTTTTTTCATTCGAGTGTTCTGTTTGGAAAGCAAGTTTCCAAGCCGCTTCTTCTGTTGCTTTACTAAGCAAACGATAGAGCAAGATAATATCTTTACCCTGTTTGGCTATTAATTCTGCCATATTAAATCTCCTATCTTAGTCTAAATTCTAAGTTAATCAACGCTCTTTTGAGCGGTGTATTTGTTGTTGTATCGTCCAACGTTTGAATAGTACTTGCTTGTGAGTTCAAGACCCAAGAATAGCCGTCTGTGTTGCTTATTTCCAAAGCTAGAGCAAATATATTGCTCGCCATGTCAGATACTTCTTTGCGCTTCTTCTGTAAGCCCCAAACGGATAATGAAAGACTTACTGTGCCTTTAATATCTGTTTTATTCGGCTCATGAATGGTTTGAGTATTTTCCATTTCAACAAATGGATAGCCCACTTCATTCATTGGCTTATAATCATAAACGGTATAACCCAAGGCTTGAACTTGTTTGAACAATTCATCAAGAATAGATTGGTCTCGAGTTTTAATCATTTCAGCAACCTTTCTAAATCTTTAATGAATACGCCTTTTTGCTCATTGTAAGCTGGTTTTACAAAGGGTTGAGCAGATTGAAAACGAGTTCCATATTCAACATAAGCAGAATAATCTGTATGTGGTCCAGCTTGTCCGCTGAATCCACCATCCGTTAACTCCATTTTTATGGATCGTTTCATATATCCGGTGTCAACTGGAGCAAGTTTCTGCATATTTGCTGTCATATTTGAAGTGTTAGACTTTACAACTTGTTGAACATCCTTTAAAGAAGCTGCTTTATCCAAATGCTTTACAAGCTGGTCAATCCCTTTAAAAGATAAGCTAGATTTCATTGACTTACCTCCTGCAATATAAAAGTGTTTCTCTCGCTTGGATTGCGATAGGTGGTTAAAGCCCACTTTTTATTATCAAATTCAATGTAATCATATTCTGGCATCACAAAAAGGGGCATCATTCGCAAGACTTTTGCCCCTTGTTTAATATCTCCAAAAACTTTCACACTTCTGTCCGTTCCAATATCAGTGATGTTTGCACTAAAAATTGTTCGAGTTGGTTCTTTTTCAACCCATTCGCCCAAATC